GTGAGTATTTCAGACAACTATGAATGGTATAAGAATGACTACCTGGTGAGTACAGACAGAGACAAGCTGGATGTGCAGGCCATCCATCAATATCTGACGAGATCAACCTGGGCAAAAGGTATTCACCTGGACATAGTCTCTTCCTCAATAGAAAACAGTCTTAACTTTGGCGTTTACCATAATGGAAACCAGATTGGTTTCGCGCGTCTGATAACGGATTATGCAACCTTCGCCTACCTTTGCGATGTTTATATACTTGAAGACTATCAGGGTGAGGGGCTTGGAAGATGGGTTATGGAATGCATTCACAGTCACCCCGTGTTTGAGCCGCTTCGCAGGATCATGTTATTTACTACCACCGCGCCCTGGCTTTATGAGAAATTTGGCTACGAGCCCGTTAACAGGGAAAACTATGCCTGGACGATTACGCGGCCTGATATTTATACGGGTGGGGAAAAACAGGGTTGAGATTAGTTGATCGCTACAGAATTAAAAAGACCATGTGTAGCTGGTCTTAAGTTTGGTGAGTATCTTCCATTGAATCGCCACGGATACTCTATGAATATAGTAAGGCTTTCTGAACCACCTAAAGTTAACGTTTGGCAAGGTGCTCAAGTGGCAGCACGGAGTTGCGCTGCATGGGGATCTTCTTGTGCCGAGCCTTTCGGCGGTTTAACTTCTTTTTGTTCTCAGCCATCCTCAAGGTGATATATGGAAACAATAGTCACTATGAGGTATCAATGTACTGGTGAATTGAAGAAGTAAGCTCCGGGGGTCATGTCCCCTTATTTTTTGGGATACGAAAAATTCAGCAGTAGCTAAATGTCATACTGACTTATCGTTGTACACTCTCCAAAACAAGGATAAAATCAAGATAATTCTTAAATAAATGGAATGGCGCATATGGTTAAGAAAATCACTTTACTGAGCTTGTCGGCTCTTTTTGCTACACAAGTTGCCTTCGCTGAGACTTCAAGCAATTGGATTGAAGTTACAACGAATAAAGATGGCGCTTTTTTAATCAAAAAAGGCACATTCAGAAATATAAAAGGTGATTCATCTGCTTTGTTCATGTATGAAAAAACAGATAAAAAAGTTGAATATTACAAAATTAGTATGAAAAACACAGATTGTGATAATGGATATGGTGAAATAAAATTTTTCTATATGGATGGAAGTTTGGCTTTTAAAGGTGATTACGTGGCTGATGGGACCAGTGTTGGGGCTGGTCTTGGTGATTTCATCTGTGGTGTAAGAATCGCGGCTGACGCACAAAAAAGTTGAGGACGGGGGGCATATGCTAAAAGCAACAGACCCTTCACCCCTTAGGTAAATTTCCTCGCTTCTCTGTAGCCAGCTTAATTTCAGCTTCTTTGACTTTCATGAGCCCTAACCATGGTTTTCCCTCCGGCGTTGTCAGAAATTTACGGGTGTGAATTTTGCGGTTGTTGCGCTTTGTAACTGATTTTTTGGTTAGCCTTTTACATGCTACCCCCTACGCTGAATATGCCAGGGCTCAACGTAAAGTTGAGAGAAATTACAATGAAAGTCATAATGGTGTAGATCATTATTGTTAGGCACATAAGAAAAGACGGTGCGTAGCGCTTCCGAAGAGAGGATAACCCCTTTGCACTAACTCTTATCAGGTGAGCGTTATGCTCCGGCTATCTAAACCATGGCAGAGCCAGTTTCTTTTCCGATCCGGTTAGTCTGCCCAACATTACGCTGTTTTATCCTCCCCCACATCATCTCGACGTGTAGCATTATTGAGCACCGCGCGAAGCGCGGAACGTATACCCAAGGGTTCAAGTGATGTGTTTAGAGAGTTCAGCAACTCTTTCAGCTTCTGGGACTGGTAGCTGCCAGGTCAAAACATTGTACTCGACTTGAGCCAATACAACACAAAGGCGTTTATCAAGGATGACAATGAAAGATAGAACCCTGTATATTTTTGACGCTAACTGAATGATTTTATTAGATGGTGCCGATAATAGGAGTAAAACACAGCAAATAATCACTTGTATTTACTGTGTTTTATTTTTCCAAATTAGATAGATACCCGAATTGATACCCGTTTTGATTTCGCTCCCGATTGAGGAACAAAACAGGCTATTCTGTGGCCCTGTACCAAGCCTGCCAGCGATAGATGTTTGTCCGCAGCTCACGCATACATTCCATTGTCTGGGTATCCGCCTGCAGGTCTTCGTCACTATCCCGCCCCGCGTTACTTGCCTTGCACGGCGGGTTCATCAAATCCGGGGATATTGTTGGCCGCATCGATTGCTCGCTGCCGCAGCTGCACAGCGTGATCGTCAAAATCGCACTTAGTATGATTCGGGTCGTTAACATATTTCACCACGTCGCGGTAAATGGTCCGGTAAATCACTTTCCCTTCTGCGCTGGCCACTGCCGCTTTATGTTCGGCAGTAGCGACGGCTTTCTCAGCCTTTTTGTTCTTTGCTTTATGCTCGCTGTTTGCCTTGTCGCTGTGCGCATACCAGCCTTTCAGATAACCCGCGTAAAAGGTAACAGCGAAAAGCGCCAGCAGAACGGCCAGCGCTAACAGCTTTGCTTTAATGGTCACTGGTCTATCCCCCAGCACGTTAGCGCGCTTTCCTGATCCCGGCGCTCAACCTGACCATAGCAGCCATTCTTCTGGCCTTTGGTCAGTCTACAGTCGCGGCCACCGTCTTTAATCCACCAGCGGATCGCATCGCATGCGCCTTTACGGTCGCCAGCATTGATACGCTTATAGAACGTCGAGGGGAAACATTTACCGGGGCCGATGTTATATGGGCAGAACGAAGCAATACCCGCTTTCTGTGGTTCGGTCAGCGGCACCTTGACATTCCGGTCAACCCACGCCAGAGCTTTATCCCGTTCGATGGCGTTTATCTGGTCGCATTTCGCCTGCGTCAACTTCATGCCCTGCACCACCGGTTTACCATCAACCATTGTGGCGCCACGGCAAATTGTCCAGATCCCGCCGCCGTCTTTGTACGCAGTCAGGCTGTTACCCTCTTTCTCATTCAGAAACTGATCAAGGATGACTGACGCAGGCGCTCCGGCAAGCACCAACCCCAAAACCGCAGCGCTGAGCTTAGTCTTGCTGGTAGCCATTTTCACGGGCCTCTTTTCGGCGGTCGTCTTTGATTTTGAAATACAGATTGGTCAGGTACGTCAGCAGACCAAACAGGATACTGGCAAGAACGCCAATAGCAGCCCACTGACTCGGGCTCACTTTATCGAGTAGTTGCAGCAGCCAGTATCCAAAGCTGCCTATAGATGTGCCGTAGGATAGCCCCGCCGCTACGTCTGAAAGGTTGTTCATCCTCATGCCTCACCCCCTGTGGGGAAAATCGTGTAGTGAGCTGAGAGTAAACGCGGGAACTGGTCGGAATCCTGACCTTTAATGCTTCACAGAGAAAGTCGATTACAACCAGATTAGATGTTATGCTTTGGGAGTTATCTTATCCAGCAATCACAACGGGAATTATGATGCTCAGGTCTATTCAATACCTAAGAGCCATTGCTGCTCTGATGGTTGTATTGCACCACACTGTTAGGGCAACCACTGTTTTTGACCCTTTCTTGCCTGATTATGTACATTCAGCAATCAAACACAACTTCTCTTTTGGTGTTGACATTTTCTTTGTAATAAGTGGATTTGTGATTTATCTATCATATTTGAAAAAGCCAAAATCAGCTTATAACTTTGCAATGGACAGGATTGCCAGGATTGCACCAGCTTACTGGGTTTACTCTGCTATTTTTGCTGTTGTTTTAATTTACTTCCCATGGTCACATCCAGCAAGCGCATTTGAGCCAGTCCACTTTATAAAGTCACTGACGTTTATCCCATCACAGAATCCCTCTCCATTTGGCGGGATAGCACCTACCCTTACTGTAGGGTGGACTCTTAACTTTGAAATGTTCTTTTATGCATGTTTTTTTGTAGCCATATTAATCAAGAGAGAAGAGATAGTATTACTGACATCATTTATGATGATGATATCATTCTTCCTTCCTTACTCTGCAGGAATTAACACTTTTTACAGCTCGCCAAGAGTTTTTGAGTTTATCTTGGGCATGCTTCTCGCATCTTATTATTTAAAAAGTAATGAAAGAATTAGCATGCCTATATATGTATCAGCACCGTTATTTATTGCTGCATTCCTTGCTGCTGTTAGCTCAAAAGCAGATGATTTTTATGTATGGATCCCAGCAGCGTTCACGATTGTTGCGATATCTGTATCAGCAGAAAAACACATGCCAGAACTAAAACCACTTTTAGCTGTTGGTGATGGTTCCTACTCGCTTTACTTAAGCCACAAGATATTTATATGCCTTGGAATAATAGCGAGTAGAACATACGGTTACGACCCATTATGGTCAATCAGTATTGCTGTGGTGGTATGCATCATTCTTTCATGTTTCTCTTATCGCTTACTTGAAGTACGGTGCTCAAAAGCTCTTAAATCAGCAACGGCAAGATAAATACAAGGGCGGAAACCGCCCTTGTATTTAGAAGTTACGTGATTGCTCAAACCACAGGCCTGACTGTCGAACTAGTTGGATAACCCCATTAGAATCGACAAAGACAGCATTCGCCGCCCCTCTTAACCTAAATTTAGTTGTGTTCTGAACTAAGGTTGCGCCAGTAGCCCCCCTTATAGTTATTGAATCTCCGTCTATATACGGTCCAAGAACGTTAGTTACAGCGAAAGCACCGGAGATAGAAAACGATTTAGTTCCATAACCGGCGACATCACCGCTACCAGTTATGATTTTTGTCAGCGAAGTTAAACCAGAGACATTGCTAACAGAGGATAACGCATTGTTGCTATTGAAAGAGTAGTTTGCCAGTTGTGCTCCTGGTGCGTGGTGTTCATGCAATCTCACATTACCTATCAAACCGGCAGTGTCTTCATAAAGGAAGAAAGCATGACCCATATTCGCATTGCTAATGAAGTTATCTGACACATCCACTCGCTGCATTTGCCTCCCGTTGAAAGCAGAAAGGTATACCCCACACGCACCAGAAACACCCTTCCATTTATTACCGCTAATCTTGACATCAAATGTATCGGTATTTGCTTTAAATGGAACATTACGCGGCACGGAGTATGCGGCCCCTGATGGAACTGTGGCTACCCATTGGGTTTCAATAGCAATGGCGGCCCTGCTGGCTTCGAAAATATTATCTACGATCACACCACCACGAAGTGTTTCGCCATGCACACCCCAAACCCAGTCGCCTAACGATGTGTTCCCCTGAATGTGTAATTCCTCGACCCATTCACCAAATTGAATAGCCGAATCATCTCCACCCTGAGCGGTGACTACTCCACTATAGATATAGTTATCAGTGATTTTTATCCAACGGCAATAACCGAATACTACTGCAGCCGATCCAGCATTAAGCAACATATTGTCATGAATGTGGATACGCTGACACATTCTCGATAAGTTGATATTACGATGAGACCCACCAACTAATGTGTTATCGAAAATGTCGACTACGTTACAGCCGCGAATATGGAGATTATGGGTCCCACCTATAACGGTATTATTATAGATCCTGGTGTACTGCACACTTGGAGGGTATGCAGCCCAATCAGGGCCGCCAGTCTGACCAACTACTGGATCAGCATAATTACTAAAAGCGACAATACCATTACGCGTTACTGTGCCGACACCGCCGTCTGGGTCTGTTCCAACTGTTATGTAATTGTTGTATATGTCATTATAAAGATTGTCGTAGCCGTTGTTTGAGATGCCTAGACGGATGCCGTAGCACTCTGGAGTGTCAACATCAAGGAACGTGCAATCATGCACCTTACAGCGACGAGTTCCATCGAGAACTACAACTTGACGAACTTTTTTGTTCGTCGTTACATAAACATGGTGAAAATCAACCGTTATTCTCGCGCTGCTCGCAGTCTTATAACTAAACAGTTCAGATAACTCACCAGAAGCGGTTGGACGAATGACGTCCACATTCATGTAAGCTATTTCTGGTTGATTAACCTGCATCCACAATGTGGTCGTTACGCCATATGTTTTACCACTACCCCATACAGCAATTTTTAAATCACTACCCGCCTGGAAAGCTGCACGGATCGCCAGGGTATCATCTGTTACCCCATCGCCAACAGCACCGAACATTTCCGGTGTGATATGAGGGCGCATTTGGGCTAAGTTACCCTGAGGTTGAACCCCGATAAGCGATGCGCCAGTTGGTTTTGCCAGTTCGATAAGAACGTCTGATGCTGAGCCTGATTGCGGAACAACAGTAATCGGCTGGCCCAATGCGTTAAACGCCAGCAGTTTGTTAGCTCGCTGGTCTGCGGGTGGTAGTATAGAAACCACGCTCTCCGGTACTCGAAGCGCCCGGACCAGACTGACGTTATCTACGTAATTTTTAGTAGCCGCATCCTGTGCATCGACAGGATCTGCCAATTCTGAAATTCGGTATCCTTCTGCATCGAACGGACCGCCAAATAACGGACGGTGCAACGCAAGCCCCAGGTAAATAAACGAACGCTGTATGGCCATCCACAGGCGATCAAAGTCCTTATTCACCGTGTCGGCCAATAAGTCGCCATTATCCTGGTAATCCGTCAGTCGATAGGTGGGGACAACGCGTTCCAGCATAACAATGGACCCGCTGGCTGGTGGCGTAATAAAAGTCACATCCCCGCCACCGACATTTCCTACACCTGAGACTGAGTATCCGCTGGTGACAATGGTGCCGTTAATACTAACCTGAATATCACCAGAATTGATAATATAAAACTCGAAGGGAAAAACGGTCGTCAGACCGTTGGCGTTGTAAATAATATAGGGAGTCTGGTTTGGAACGGACATGATGTAAACCTCTGGCAGGTTAATAATCGACGTCGACCAGATGGTCTCCGTCACTTAACTGCCAATCTTCGCGCGCATGCCCGGTCGGAATCCCGACCATTTTACCGATACGTACCGGGGTCTGGCTGATCGCCCCGGCGCCGGAGTCAATAAAGTCGTCCGGCTGGTTGGTCAGCGCCGGGTTAAAATCACGCATCTGATCATAGACAGGGCCGTCGAGCACGTCTGTATGTGCCCACAGGAACCGCGACGACAGCGGCGCTTCAAACGCATCGAGGATACGTTTCTGCTTGTTGGTAATGCTGAATTCTTCCCGGACGCCGCAGCCCGTCCCCTTGAGCGCCTGACGCAGCAATTTACCCGCGAAGCTGCCCGGGCCGTTAACTTCGACACAAACCACCGGTATCTGGTATTTGAGCACCAGCTCTTTAATCTGCGCCACCTGCCCGCCGGTTATTTTGTCGTTGTCGTCAAATTCTGCCAGCTCCCCGGTGAGCTCCTGGCATACATGCCAGTAGAGGTGCCCGCGAGCGTCTGTCAGTATCAGGGAGAACGCCGAAGCATCGGCCTTAACTTTACCTGTGGCCACATCCCACCAGGCCACCGCCCCGACGATCTGCACGTTCCCCAGCCAGAGCGATGCCGTTCGGTTCGCATAGCGGATCTGCGGGTGAATGTTGTACTCACGGATGCGGTCAGGATCGAGACGAACGTCACCAACAGGCTTACTATGCAGCTGATACTGGCTATCCCACTCGTTAATGGTGCGTGTTTCTTTGCGACGATTCTCCATTTCCTCACGGGTGAATCGCTCAGGCCAGGCGCAATCCGCGTAGAAATCGATGACAGTATCCGGCGCAGAAGCAAACTCAACGCCACTGGCCGTAATTTTATAATCGACATCAGCGACCAGCAGGCGGGCACTTTTATGGATACCGGCGAAAACATATTCCGGTCGGAAAGATAACTCGTAGCGCAGCTGCGTTGCGTCTTTCGCCTCGATGCGTTTTTCTTTCTCAAACAACCGGATGGTAAGACAGTCAGCGCCCATAGACTCGACCTCATCATAAAGGCTGTCATGCGTGTGCGGTGTACCGATGTAGAGCTTACGGCCGCCGGGGATCAGGATGTGCGTTTGTTCGCCCAGGCGATAGCGCAATTTTTCACGCGCCTCTGGGGTCTGGATATTGCGGGGCACCTCTACGTCATCGTTCTGGCATTCGTTGGCACGGGCAGAGGTTACGTTAGACAGAATGCCTTTGGCGTACATGCTGCCGTTACGTAAATCCAGCGCGCCGTTGACCCACCACTGCTCTACCGTCCCCTGCCCGTCCGGCAGCATGCCTTTGGTCAACGGATGATTGCGAAGAACGTTCTGCGTGTCGCGGCTGGTCTTATACGCGGTACCGTCGGATTCAGACTGGTGTAAAATACGGTACTGTCGGTCGCAGTAGTACCGCCAGGCATTATAGACTGCGAGGATTGTTGATTTACCGAACCCACGGAAACAGCGAAGCACCGCGAGATTACCGCGATGCTCCAGCCAGTGGCAGGCCTTATAGTGACAGTCCGGTACATTCCACTGCATCCGTTCCGCCCACATCAGAAAGAAGGCGAGGAAGGAGATCATTTTTTGCCTTTCTGCAGGCGCTCAATAATCGCGGCCGCCTCTCGTTCGGCTTTAGAAACCTGCTGACCCAGTGCAAAGGCTTCGTCATCCTGCCCGGGGTTATCAGAGGGTGTACCTCCCCGTGTCTGCATACCGATAAGAGAATGCACCTTGATCAGCAGTGTCAGCGATGCAGCTGCGTTTTTCTTATCCCAGTAACGGTCGCCGCGTTCGTCTTTAGTCAGCTCGCTCGGTTTCTTTCCCGCCCCCGTCCAGTTATCCGGATCAGCTTCTTCGAGCACCACGTCGGTGAGTTTATCGCTCAGCGCGGTAAGGCGTGTTTTGTAATCCTGATGCATAAAAAAGCCCCGTAGTGAATACAGGGCTATGATGGCGCGGGTTCAAGGTCGGAATCCCGACCGATTAATACCCTCTTGCTGTTCGGTTATATTCCTCTACAACGCGGTTTGCTTTTTGAATCGCATCGTCCTGGGCTTCCTGAATACGTTTCATATCGTTACCAGCGTTTTCGGTATAATCCTTCGCATTTTGGATATACCTTTCAACCTCACTTTTATACGCTTGCATTGAATATTCATTGCGATCGTAAGGAGGTGTCGGCTCCGAATCCGAAAACTCAGGGTAACCACTAAATCCCAGATTCGAGCCGCCAAATACCGAAGCACTGGCGACAGTGGAGTAGGCCAGAATAATCCCGATTAACATAAAAGATATTTTGCGCATTTTTATCACCGTGTTTTGTTTTACCAGATATTGCTACTTATTTCATACCGGGATCAACCTGATTTATCAGCGGGGCAATCCAGAAAAGATTATTACCAGGCAGAAGCGTACGCACGTTATGCAGCACCCGATCGCCGGCGTCGCCATTGAGTACGCCAGCAGTCACGTCGGTAATGGTATCGAGCAGGCCGAACGTTGGGCCAAGCGCAGAGCCAATAAAGCCACGGCTGGCATACCGTGACTGTGTTCCGGTACCGAGCAAAGCCCCCAGACCGACCATACCTCCGGAGGCCTTTTCCGCCATATTGTTATACTCCATCAACGGGCCGAGAATACCGGAGCGGTCGATACCCTCAATGACCAGTTTCTGAGGCGACCAGTCAACCTCTTTACCATTTGCTGACTGCTTAAGCGCGTACGTCAGCGCGCCGAGTCCAATCTGGAAAGCGGCACCATAATAAAATTGTGCGGTACCTTCTGATAAACCTCCGATTGTCGCCCGGTTGTATGATGCTGTGGTAAAAGAGCGAAACTGGAAGATTGACCGTCCGATAGTGCTGCTGGCCCATAACGGAGTATCCCCGACCCCAGGTGTGATAATGATGTTATTTGTATCTTTCAGCACAGCGGACTGAAAAATTCCAGCGACATGCTGATCATCCCATTTATCAAAATTACCAATGTGCCAGCCGTCAACGACTTCTCCATGCTTCTGGAATTCACCACGGATCCGCCCAGCCATGTTTTCATCGATACCGAGTTTTGCCAGTCGGCGTCCGGCAAAAGCCCCTGATAAAATGCCGTCTGAAGTTATCAAGCCATTGATAGCTTTATTCACATCGTTAAACTGCCCCATCAGTGTGAGCTTACCAAATACATCAGTCACTCGATCAAGTCCTGCCTCCGCAGCGTTCGTACGCGTAGAGCTATCTACGAGATCAGCCATTAATCGCGAACGGGTGTTAAGAACCGTTTCAAGCCCGACGGCCATTTTTTCCATTTCGGCTTTACTGGCTTGTAATGCAGGAGAGCGACTAATAAGGGTCCCATAGCCCTTCATCGTTTTACTGAATCCCTGCACCATCACTCCGCGGGCAAGATCGGGAATTGCGGATACCGTCATGCCACCGAGTTTCGTCACAAAATTCACATTGCGCAAAGCTCTTCCTGCACGTACAAAGAAAGATCCTGGGTCGTCCGGCATTTTGTACGTACCCACAAGGCGATCGCGCATAGCCATAATATCGCGAATATCGTTCTCCCTTGCTTTTGCTAACCTCGCCTGGTCTGTGGGGTTTGCACGCATCAACTCGTCATATTCATCCTGAATATCCTTAAGCTGCTTTTCCAACTTCCTGTCACCAAACGTCCTGGTAAGCTCTATATCGGGGGCGCTTTCGCGGATATGTCGCTGGAGCACGTAGTTAGCATCACTTTCGAGATATTCACGCATCATACTGTCGGGCAAATTCAACGTTCGTGATTTTGAACTGCCAGGAACCTTGACAGTAAAGACGTTAACAAAATCCTGAGGGATCCGCGCACCAACAATTTTGTTAATAGTAGCGTCAGCTGCTATCTCTGCATCCTCTTTAGACATACCCTGAGCTCCACGCGCCCACCAGTTAACAAGAATGTCTCGGAATTTATCTCGCTCGTTTACGATTTTCCCGACGCGATACACTCGTGGAAAGTAACTGGTTTGGCCCAGAGCTTTCAGCTCGTCATCCGGTGGGAGAAGTCCTAACTTCTGTTGGGCTACTTTCACGCGGTCCACAACAGTTCTGAGTGCTTTTGCCGTGTCTTGCACAACCGGATTTGCATGGATATCTCCATTTCTCATCGCGTCACCAACCTCTTCACGAAACGCCGTAAAGTTAAGGTCTCCGCCACCAGATTTGTATTTTGCATATGCCTGTTTGTTAGTAACGACAACAGCCGCCTCCTCACGGCGCCAGGTGCGAACCCTTGTTTCCGTAGCAACTGGGGTGGCGTAGCCACGTTCATTACCCCGCAACGTGAAATTATTCTCCGCAAGCTCCAGTGCGGTAATTCTGGTACGGCGCGAGGGGGATGTGATGGCACGGGTTAGTGGCGTCATGTAGCCACCAGCCTTAATCGCCACATCAGCCACTCGACCACCAGCCAGTGTTAGATCGTCAAGGTTTGCATCATTAATACGCATCGCACCAACGCTTCCACCATCCTGAGCAGCATCAGCACCACGTGCGATATCGTTATTAACGCTCATATTATCAAGCGCGTCAGCCACCTCACGCGTGGCCGCGGTGCGAACAGAAGGAGACAGCGCTGCACCAGCCGCAGCAAATACACCACTCATCAATGCACCCGCTGCGACGTGAGACGCGCTTTCGCCCCATGTGCGGGTGATCTGCTGGTTGTTAAGCGCAACCTCGCTCACTGCTGTTGCAGCCGCACCGATTGCAGCCTGCGACGCAATACGGGCCGCTGCGCCCCCCTGCGCCCCAGGGATGAACATCGAAGCCACTGTAACCGGGTCAACAACCCCGGCGGCAATGCTGGCGAGAACCCCCTCTCCTCCGGCCTCGGAAAGTACCCGTCGGTCCTCGTTTTCGTCGTCAATCCGCTGTTTCAGCCAGGCAGTTTCTTCCGGCGAGCGGGAGTCAGCAAAGGCGGATCCCCATTGTTCGTACCCGTGCAGCTCGTTTTTATCAGCGTACGGGTTATACCCGTCTACCTGCTCAAACTGCTTCGCCGGGCGGAACATCTGTCCCAGCAGGTTATTCTGACGAAATGCAGCGCCCCATACGGATGGCTCATCCTGCTGAGGTGCCGGATTGGTACCTTCAGGCAAAGGCACATCAAACCCGGAAGGTGCCGCCAGGACATTGCCCGCCGGAGTGAATCCGTTATTCAGTGCTTCAGGAGTGGCGTATACCGGCATTATTCAGTGCTCCACGAAAAGTAATTTTTGACCCTGTCCATGCGTTCGTTGTGCAAGCGCTTATATTGTTCGTCGAGCGCGCGGTGTTTATCTTTGAACCCGCGAATGTCCTGACCTCGTTGCAGCTCATTACGATCATGTTCTTCTCGCTCTTCCTGCATTTTTTTGTACGGCGCCCACTCTTCCAGTGACGGTTTCCAGCGCATCGGTCTGCCGTATGAATCGTAGAACGGCTGCACCGCTTCGATACCATCTTTATCTTTTGTCCGCACCATGATGGCGTAGTCGCCATTGCGGGCCGTCAGCACATCAGGGGTAATTTCCAGATCTCCGCCAATTCGCGACTCCGGCGTTTTGCTGGTAACAGGTGCAGCGCTACCAGAAGTGATCCCAAGCTGCGCAGGGCTGGTGGTGATCTCGCCCTTGCGCTCGCCGTACATCAGGCTTTCTTTTTCTTCTTTCCACTGTGCCGCCTGCCAGCCTGACGGGCCGTAGTTATAGAGAACCTCCGGCGCGTACTTCATAAGCTTTGCGTCGCCATTAACCTCGCTGATGCTCCATGTACGGGCGATCTGCTGGTTGGTCATTTTCTTCGCCGCATCAGCGTTGCCGCCTGCGGTGCGATAATTGATATCGTACAGCGACTGGTAATCGTTGCGGAAACGTGCGGCCTCCGGCGTCTGGTCGTCGGCTGATGGATTTCCCCAGCTAAAGAAGCCAGACATACTGCTCACTGCAGAATCCATCGCTTTGCCGCGGTCTTTTTTGTACTCCTTGGTGCTCTGAGTTGATGCCAGTTGCGCTTTGAGCGCATCGGTCTGGTTGTAGGTCAGATTGTGCGCCTGCTCGATAGCGGTTTCGGATGCCATGCCAGAATCGGTAAGCTGCTTAACGGTGAGATAAAACCCTTGCATATCCTTTGGCATATCACCAACCGACGCAGGATCTGTGTCATAGAGACGGTTAAATAACTCAGCCCCCTGACGGACCGCCTCAGGACTGCGCGCGCGGGATATCGCCGATAGCTGGGTGGTTACCTGCGAAGGAATGATCCCGGTCTGGGCCACCTGCTGCACAATCCCGTCATGGGTGGTAGCGTCGTTAATCCGGAAGTTTTGCGCCATTGGCGTGGCGTCGGCGGCTTTTTGCATGGATTTATTGGTGGGGTCGAGTTTCTCCCCCATAGACAGCGCTTCGTTAAAACGACGGGTATCACGCTGCGCCTGTATCGCTTCATTGCTTTTCTGCACCAGCGCGCCGAGCTTGCCGTACGCATCGAGCTTGAGCGCATAATCAGGGTCATTTGCCTGAGGCTTTAGCTTTGCGATTTCTGCCTGCTGCTGTTCCGGGGGAACGTACTGTATCGCCTGGAAGGTTTTGGCATTATCAAGCGCAATTTCCATGGCGCGAACCTTCTGAGACCCCTGCTCTCCGTAAGCCCGCATTATTGTGCCAGAATCCAGCATTGCATCTGGAACCTCCCCATTTTGTAACTGCGCAAGGCTGTTGTTGTAAATGGGGTCAACCTGGTCACGCAGCGCTTTACGCTGCTCATCAATCTGTGATTGGGCCATGTTGTCGATTTTGTAAACAGAAACGGGATCGAGTCCGGTTTTATTTTTACGGTACCGGGACAGCCACCCGCGAGTTTCTGCAGGTAACTGTCGAATAAAATCAGCCTCCGATATTTCGCCTTTGCGTGGGTCTCCTGCTTTAGCGATCAGCTTGTCAACGTTACCCATACCCCAGTTATATGCGGCGCCCGCCAGTGTTTCAGAGCCATATTTACCGTACAGCTGATTTGCGTAATCACTCGCCAGCAGGGCATTTTGCTCTTCGTCAGCCGGGTTATATTCAACACCGCGCTTCGCCGCCAGTTCTTTGCCCGTGTCCGGCATCAGCTGGTATTTTCCCTGCGCACCGGCTGGAGAAGTGATAATGCTGCCGTCGGCATTAAAATGCTTACCGCCGGATTCAACTATCCCGATGGCACGCATATCCAAAGCGCCAGTATCTTTCATCGGAAAATCACCCGCGAGCCACCCCTGAGGGTTAGATACGGCATAATTCTGCGCGCGCTGTTCCATCGCGTTTAAATCTGCAGAGGTAATTGCCTGCGTAATCTGCTCTGGTGACCATCCCTGTGCCTGACCGTAAAGCTCAATAGAATGTTTACGCGCACCGCGAGCCAGCGCTGCCGCCTGAGGATCATCGTATGCACTGGCTTCCTGCTGAACGGAAGATTTAACAGTTGTTTCAAACTGACTTTGCTGTGCGGCCGCTGTCTGTGCGCGTTCAAAGGTGTTATAGGTGCTGAGTCGTTGGACCTGACCAGCCTTCCATTGCGCATCAAAATACTGTAACTGGCTCTGCGGTACACGTTTGCGGGCCTCTTCATAGTCAGAGGAGTCCAGCTTATCCATATCCAGACCAACACCGGAAGACTTGAACCCCTGCCGGGTTACCAGCGCGCCGGTCTCAGGGTTTTCCCAGCGGTCAGTAGATTTCGAAGTGAGATCGGAAAGTATCGCCTGGGTAGCTGCCACGTCAGCTTTATCCTGCGTACGCTGCAAATCATCCACAGTCTGGCCCAGAGCTGCCCCCAGCCCGGCTACAGCATTACCTATCTGACCAACATTACTGACCCCGACCCGGGTCGGGTTAGCCTGCGGCGTAACGTTGCCAAAATTACCCGTTGGAATTCTCACGGTTATTTACTCCCTGCTTTTTTCCAGCCGTTGTACGCTGTGCCACCCGCGCTCAGCAGTGAGCTGCCCGCGCTGATGTAGCCAGATGTTGAAGCATTACGGCCGCTGATGCGGTCGGCAGATGCCTGCGCGTTGAGCCGTGCACTCTGGTTCGCACCATTCAGAATGGTCTGGTACGCATCCTGCTCTGCGTCACCCACGATGCCGGACTGAATACGCAACGCGGTACCTTCTCCAGTGTCAACGCCTGACGCAGCCAGCGACGCATTCGCCTGTGCTGCCTGTGCCCTGCCTGCCTTACGGATGCGATCAGCTTCTACGCGTGCAGCTGCCTGCGCGGCTTCTGCATCTGCTTCTGCCTGCGACGCCTGATAGTTGGACATTTTCTTTTGCTGCTGCCCGCTATAAACAGCACCACCCGCCGCAAGAACGGATGCGCCAATTGCCGCCACCTCTAACCCGGTACACATCGTTACACCTCTTTTGAATAAAGCAGACCGGTACGGGACAGGCCGAGACGTGAATACAAATCACCGGTGCGCTCTTCATGTACGCCCGTGGTGATACCCATATTTATGATCGCGGCGCCATGCTCTTCCGCCCAGGTGATAAATGCTTTAGCGAGACGCGGGCCAGCCGTGCCGCCGCGATGCTCAGGCGCAATAAACAGCCCATATTCAAAGGCCATAAGCTGGCGGCTGAACCACTGCTCAGCAATCCCACCGGCCAGCCAGCCGATTACAGCACCGTCTTTTTCTGCCACCAGCAGACAGCCGGCAGGTGATGAAATAAGAGTGCGGGCGAGCTCTGCACATTTTTCTTCATCGAATGGCGAATTCTGCGAATAGCGGGACTCGATATACATCCGCGCCCCCAGTTCGATCAGCGCCGGGATATCCCCGGCCGTTGCGTTACGTACCATGTCAGCCCCCGTTACTGGTGAACGTGAAAATAATTGCGAGAAGGTGGAATGGCAGCGGCTGGCGCTGCTGAATAAGCAGGGTATCTTCCCCGCGCTCCCAGCCGAGTTTTCCCCAGTAATGATCGCCGGTGAAAAGCGGTGCGGGCTGGTTGAGGATTTTTGGCCCGAAGCGGCGGAACGGTATGACCTGGCCGTTGCACTCTGCCCCAGTAGTTTCGAGAAAACGCATCGTCACTTCGCTGGTGCGCTTCTTCGCGTTCTGTGTCGTACCCTCAGTAGTCTGAACTTCAGGAGAAAGCGTTTCGATCGTACTCTCGAAGTGGAGACCAATTTCCACGCTTTTCGCCGGGCGTGACAGGGTGATTTGACCCGAGGATACGGTGTACTGCGGCATAACCGCACCGTCGGCCACTACATCAACCTTCTGGCCCTCAAGGTGAGCAAGACCGGACCACGTGGCCGATCCTGCGCTGCTGGTGCCGGTCACAGCGGCATCGGTATAAAGATTGCTGTCGAAAACTTCGACATAGCGTACGGTCTGACCGTTAATCTCACGACGTACGATCGCGTAAACCACATCGTCAGTATCGGACGGGATGGTAGCCACCGACTCAAACGCGCCTGCGGTGACCTGACGGGACCACGCAATAACATCCTGAGCGCGATCGATAGCCATGGTGACCGCGACGCCATCCGCTCTGACCATCCAGATAAACGCATCTGGCTGTTGCTGGTATGCCATGTCCAGCACGCCACCGGAGGTGATGTGCTCGGCCAGCACCGTCATATCGTTGGCGGAATAGGAAACAAAACTGTCTGGGTCGTACGCTACGGCGTAGAGCTTACGGCCAGCGCGCTGCACAAACATAATTTCGGTACCAACGCGCACCGGGCGGATCCCGTTGCAGCCATACGGACTTGGATTTTTCACCGAAATATTGGTCGGTGTTATGGCTGCATCGTTGCCGGAGGTGATCGTAAACTCGCCGCCATAGGTCAGCGCAATCAGGGTATTCATCTGCGCCAGATGCACAATCGGGTTGAGCTGGTCAGAAGACAGCGTGAAGCTGATCGCGTCGTCATCTTCGGTGCCAATCTCAAAGGACAGATAAACACCCGTCTCACTCCACCAGATTGTTTGCGGATACTTTGGCGAACCTGCCAGAACAAGGCGCTGCTGGTATAGCGTAACCGCACCAGGGTAGCCAAACTCATTTGTCCAGACAGTATCCTCGCGAGTCCACGAACCCGGTGACGCTGCCTGCGCGGCGCTTAAATCGCTGCGGATAGTACCGACGGCAACCTGCGCACTGGTAATGCTCTTTATCAGCACCAGCCCATCATTAAGACGGACATATGAGCCCACATCCTGAGCCACCCAGCCAGCGCCAGTAAATGGCGGCGTGGTGTTATCTCCCGGATCCTCATCGCTCAGGGTCAGCGTAATTTCAGAGCCCACGAACTCTTTGACGGATGGCTTACACCATTTCTGCGGTGTATCGCGTACCTCATCGAACGGCTCAACAATGAACGGTGCAGGCTCAAGCACCCAGTCGGTTTGTCCGCGTCGCTGGAGACGGTGAGGCTTCACAGACTGATGCACCAGAAACATGGTGTCAGCGCCCTGGACATAATTCACAGCGGGCAGCATGTCAGAGGTATAGGGGCTGGCGATTTCATACGGCGTGTTGTCTTCGTTGACCAGCTGCTTACCGTTCTGAAAAATGCGCATGTAGCCGTCGCCGAACTCCAGCATGTAAGCCTGAGAGCGGTTGAACACGTAGGGAATGAGTCGGGATTTTTTATTGCCGTATTTAGTCGCCGCCGCAAAGCGGGTGCCTGGCCTGCGGATCACGCCTCCCTGCACGACCACCACAGCGTTTTCGATAATCTTCGCGCCGTTGGCGTAGCGGGCGATATCAACGCGCCCCATCAGGCGTGGGGACACTTCGCCCGCGGTGAAATTGGTTTTTATGAGGTTCGCGCGCATATCAGAACCTCGACTCATAAGTAGGATAGCCACCAAGCTCTTCCGGCGGATCTTCCTGGCCGTCCACGGCTTTGGCCTGTTTAAGCAGAAACGCGGCTTCCTGAGTCAGACTATCACGCAGGCTGGTAGAGCCGGTCACCGCGTATGCCAGCTTAGACTGCATCATCATTTCAGCCACATCCACCAGCGCGGCATCCCACGTGGACTCGTCCTCGTTACGGAAGATATAACGCAGGCGAATCACATCGACATTCGCCAGCAGTCGGCTGCCCTCAATCCGGTAATCAATATCGTCCCGTGGTTCGCCAATGGACAGAACGCGGATCAGATCTCCAGGCAGGGAAAATTGATAACCGTACCCAAAAACAGGTGCGGTGCTGACAGGGGAAAGCACGACGCGTTTTATGGCGCAGTTCCACGGATGTGAGCGGAGTAATTTATTGCGAACGGTAGGGTAAAGGTTGGCGCAAAGACGGGCATGATCCGTGTCTTCGTCGAAATCATTTATCGGGTGCGCACCCAGCGCCAGAAGTGCGTTTGAGCAGATAGAGACACTCGAAGTCATGGCAGAACCTCAGATGAAAAAAGGCCGGGGGTATACCCCGGCAAACACACCAGCGGCTTAAACAACAAAATCGATGGCGACGACTTTTTTCTCGTTGGCGCGGCCAGCACCATAAGACGCATCAACAGAGATCTGAATGGTGTTGTTTTTATCGCGACGTGGACCGATATCGACGTTGTACTCAGCGCCGGTACCGAAATGCACAGCGGATTTACACCACGCAGCTGCGGTTTTGGTGGTCACGGCTGGATCGCCTGCGGTCGCAGAATCCAGTTTTTCGTAAGCCAGCCAGTTGAAGCCGAGCCATTTGGAGGACACTGCGCCCTCCTGCAGCATTTTCACCGCCATGAAATCGGCAGAAGTCAGCGTGGTATCACTGAGGATCTGCGTCAGCATGTCGGCGTTGTACGTCATGTACAGCTCTTCACCGTTCTGCTCGTCGCACTCGTTACGGCGGAACATCGCTTTCGCGGCGATCAGCTTGGCTTTGGTCATGCCCGTACCGCCAGCAACAATTTTCTGCGACGCTGGAAGTGCTACAGGAGCGAAAGCGCCGCTGCTGGACGTTTTACGCAGCACGGTATCGAGCAGCGCACGATATACAACATCGTCTTTTTTGCGGTTGGCGGCCGCCAGGGTGAGCTGCAGATATGGCCCCTGCGGGTCTGCAAGCAGTTTACGCAGGTCACGTTTTTCAACCGGAACGAACACACCGTAGTCCGCCATCAACGCATTACGGGTACCAGCTTCTGGCAGGTCCCATACCGTGTCACCGAAACGCGTGGTGATCTGCGTCATTTCGATGGTACCCATATCGTTGATGGTGAACGCTTCGCCGGTGATCGTCCCACGGTCGTTTACCGCTGCCTGCAGGCGGGAATCCTTCTGCTGCGCGGCGATTTCGAAAGAATCATGAAACTGCGTGATAAACGCAGCGGTGATCATGTTCTTATTGGCATCAAATGACATAACAATCACTCCAGAAAATATCGCCTGCTGGGTTGTCGGTTGCCCGGCCCGATTAACACAATGCGCGTGGCGCTTACGCACTGCGGGAAAGTTCAGTTATCCGGCGTCCCCGCCGGGCTGGTTGTGGGGAGATTGTTAGCGAGGTGTGCGGTCGGAATCCCGACCAAATGAAAAAGCCAGCGGGTCAGGCTGGCTTTTTGTGAGAATGTTATGCGATGTCGGTCGCTATTCAGATTTCCACTGTAATGCGTAACCGCCGTCACTATAGGCTTTACGTAATTTTTCGATCACTTCAGGCTTTTCATCATGAAAACCGGTATATGAGAGAAAATGCTCAAAGTTTTCATCTTCAGTGTGGCCGCCTGTATCGTGCAGGCGCTGCTTCAGCAAATAACCTTCCAGCATCCAGATTTTATTAACTGCGTTTTCACGTGCAATCTTGCGCCCGGTCTCAGGGTCGAAGTTTTCCGGACTGGCGCAGGCGCTTTCGCCAGTGACGGTAAAACCGTTGTGCAGCACCAAAACGCAGAAGGTCAGCAGATCAAGACTTTTATGTACCGGGAATGCAGGTGTATCTTTCAGCTCGGCCACGTGGGTCGCAGCTTCCCCAAAAACGCCTTGCTGAGCGGTAAAATACAACTCGTGGCTGATGACGCTATCGATGCGCTGCGGCGTGACGCGCGGCGCGGTTAAGCCTTTGGCCTGAATTTCCTGCTCAATATCTTTGTCGCTCACTGGTCTTTCCTCTTTTTAAGTTGCCGTGACATGTCACGCTACAGTTTGGTCGCCGTAACGCTTCTGGTAGTACGCTTTAACCTGTGCAGATACGCGCTCATGGTCGGCGTGTTTCGGATCCATATACGCCGGGGACTTCATCAGGTCGCGAATGGACTGCTGTTCTTCGAGATTGACATCGCCGCCCGCTGGCGCATCTTCCTGCATTTCCGCACCGACTTTTGCCAGCATGCGGATAACCATCGGGTTATTGCCGATCTCGTCAATACGGCCTTTGTCAGCGTCGTCAGCCAGCGAATTAAACGCGCGGAAAGCCAGACCGATGTTTTGCTTAAACTCTGCGTCGGTCTTCCACACCTCGCGCAACTGCGTGGTGGCAGACTGTGAATCCAGCTCAGCGGCACCGCCTACCAGCTCAGGAGCACGCTGCGCGTATTCACCCAGGATGAAGCTCATCTGGTCGTTGGTGATGCCTTTGGCGTGCGCAGTTTTCATAAAGCTCTGCATGCGCGGATCGGCCTTAAATTCTTCCCAGTTGAATCCCTCGACCTCTACCTTAGGCGCATACTCATCTGACGTTTTCGGTGGTGCGTCGCCGCTGCCCATGCGTTTTTCAAGGTGAGTGTAATTTTCCGCCAGTTTGCGGGCAGAGCTTTCAATACTGAGTTTTCCGTCTTCGCCCACAACGCGGAATTTCTCAGGTAGCCAGTCATTCGCACCCGGTTCGCCTGCGCCGGTGCTAAGCAGAGAATTGCCAGAAGGTTCGCCAGTACCCGGATTATTGCCACCATCTTCACCACCTCCGTTACCGCCGCCAGACTGTTCTGCGCCCGGCTCTGCGTTCATGAATAAGTGTTTAAGCTTCCACATCGTCTTCTACTCCATCGGCTCTGTTGATCTGACTGAGAATGAAATCGAGCACGGAACGCTGTCCGGCCCGGTAACAGGTTTCGCGGTCACCTTCGGTACCGCCTTTCACGTACGCTTCGCGACCGAAGCGCCGGGTGAGTTCTTCCAGCACAGGCGCACCGCCTGGCATTTCTTCAAAAATCCGCTTGTAATCGGCGGGTGTAGCCTCTTTGGTTCTCATTGATTACCTGCCAGTCGTTGCCCTATTGCCGCGCCAGCGGTCTGCCCTGCCGCCCCTGCTGCCTCCGTGCCCGCCTGCATCATCAGCTGCTGCTGTGCGGCCTGCTGCTGTGCTTTCTGGCGCTGGTCGCGGAGATCCGCCACAGCATCGGATGAGCGAATAACTTTCGCCGGGACGCCCAACGCATCGGCCACAACGCGCGTGGCCTCGTCGGTATCGATGAGATCAACAACGTCCTGGCTGATGCCCGCGAGGTTCGCCACGTTAACGCCGAGGCGTTCGATTGCCGTCACGTCTTCCAGCTTCTGGGCGCGTGCCAGCGGTGAGATGTAGCGCACGTTGAAATTGGCGTTCTGCAGGCTCTCAGGCGGCGGGGAGAAAATGCCAGCGCGGAAAGCGATGCCGAAGCAGCGCACAACCAGCAACTGGAGATATTCAGCCTGGAACCGGCCATACACCGGGCCGAGCAGCTGGCGAATCAGCGCGACACGCACGTGCACTTCGGTGGCGGTCATGGCTGGCCCGTCCTGCGGCTGCAGCTGGTCGGCCATCATGATTTTGCGGATTGACGCCTGCAGGCGATCTTCTGCGGTGAACGCTACCTGAAAATCTGCACCGGTCAGCAACGGTTTCATGCTGTCGGTGCTGTTCGCCACGATGATGCGACGTGGGCCGACTTTGACCGTGCGGGGGTTAAGTACGCCGTCGTCTTCAGCAATCCACATGCCGGAGATAGCCAGATCCTGCGCTGCTTTCTCCATGCGTTTGGTTTCGTTCAGCTCTTTGCAGTCCGGCAGCGCGTCGTATACCGGTCCGATGCCATAGGAGCCGCCGGGGATTTTCATCCAACGCGGCACACAGCACGGGAATTCGTGATAGCCAGACTCGCGCACAATCTGCTTGTTGCTCACGTCGACGTTGTACGACGCAAAGCGCATGTTTTTCGCCAGGCGGGCATCAACCATGTAGGTTTCGCGCGGGAAAATGCAGTGCAGGAAATCGAATTTATCGTCGGGCTTTTTCTTCGCCGCGTCGCGGATCTTCTCGCTGACCTTGTCCGCGCCAAATTCTTTGATGGCCTGTTCTGCGGTCAGCTGGTAGCGGCGGTAGATCGTGTCCACGATGCCATCCTTGCGGGTGGACGTGACATAGCACTGTGCCAGCGGCCACTGCTGGAAGGTGTAGCCGCCCTCTTCCCGGTCCTCGTCGATGTACAGGACGAACCAGCCAGCGCACACCACATCGAGGTTCGCCTCATAGCCCTCGGCGTCGAAGTTGGCCGCGTGGATATTTTCCCATACCAGCGTGGCGCACTCAGACAGCCAGGCTTTGGCGTCGTCCGGCAGCGATTCGCTGTCGAGGTTCAGCCATTGCGCGTTTGCCGGGGTCATGCCGGACATGAGCGCAGAGGCCAGCATGCGGGCGCTGTCGGTGGCGGTGCCGTCCAGTAGCTTCGCCACCTTGTGTTTTGCGCTCTGAGCGTCGAGCACTTCGTCAGAGAATCCCGCGCCGCGCAGCGGATAGGTGTAGTCATAGCACTCGCGCCAGACGCTTTCGTGCTGCTGGCGGTTGGCTTTCAGCGTGTCGGAACGCTTAATCAGCTTAACGGCGAGTTCATCCATCAGTTACGCCCCCAGAGTGTTTTTCTGTTGCGCTGCCTGCGCGCCAGAGGACAGCAGAGAGCTGCCAGAATCAGCCGCACCCTCTGCGCCACTGGCTAGAAGGGACGAGCCTTTCTTGCGCTTCTTGCGCGCTGCAGCATCTGCGTTTGCCGCTTTTGCCGCTGCGTCGGCAGCTGCATCCGCTTCGGCCTGCGGGTCGGTCTGTACGACCTTAGGCGCTCCACCTCCACACATAGCGATCCCCTCTTAGCCCGGAACGTGCCAGCCGTGCTCAGTCAGAACGGGCTTACCCGTAACCGGCTGGCGCTTGCCCTCGTCGTTCGTCACGTAGCCAAGCGGCGCGGCAGGCTCTGCCGTGGTGGCTTTTTTGACGAGCTGGAGGAATTCTAGATTGTCGGTCAGCTGCTGGTCAGCAAGGTCGGTGTAACCCAGCGTTTCAAAGCGGGCGATGATGGCCGCGCCCTGCTCGTTGATGGTACCCAGCAGAGTATTGCGCTCAGCGAGTGCTGCATCGTCCAGCAGACTGGCAACGCGCTGCTGGATAACCTCCTGCTCTGCGCGCTGGCCCTCAGCGTTAAGCGTCTGGATCTCAGTCGCGGTAAGGCGGTTCTCTGTGTCCGTCTGCTGCTCAGTGCCGGTTTCAGGCTCCTGCCCTGGTACTTCGACGGTTTTCTTTTGTCGGCCCATTGTTTTGGCTCCTGTGATGATTGAGCCGTAAGTGTGAAACGGGGTGGCGGTCGGGATCCCGACCAAATGGGAAATTTGTTAAAAACAGGGCCGATTTAACATAATGACCGTTACGCGCACCAGCGATGTAATGGCTCAATAGTAATGTCCGCCTGTGGCTCAATTCAGATGTCCGCGCTATGGTAAGCTTCACTGGTCCGTTTAAACTACCGGGAGGCATATCATGAGCGCAGAAAGCTCAGGAGTGTTTACTTTGAAAGAGATCAACCGGATCAAGATTATACAGGACGTCATTGAACGTCGCATCACAACGCGCCGTGCGGCCGAGCACCTCGGTATCAGCGACAGGCAATGCCGCAGACTTCTTGCCCGTTACCGTGAAGGCGGACCGCTTGGTATGGCCAGCAGACGATGTGGCATGCGTGGTAACCGCCAGTTGCCACCCGGGCTCGCAGATCAGGCTCTGGAACTGATCAAGACGCGTTATGCTGATTTCGGTCCGACTCTGGCGCGTGAAAAGCTCGAAGAACTCCACGGACTGTTTCTTGGCAAAGAAACTGTCCGGCGCATCATGGTGCGGGCTGGCTTATGGGTTCCCCGTAAACAACGTGCCGCAAGGATCCCTCAACCACGGTACCGGCGTCCGTGTACTGGTGAGCTGATACAAATAGATGGCTGTGATCACGACTGGTTTGAAGGCCGTGGCCCGGCCTGCACCGCGCTGGTCTATGTTGATGATGCAACCAGCAAACTGATGGAACTGTTGTTTGTTAAATCGGAGTCCACGTTTTCTTACTTCGAAGCCACGCGGCGCTATATCGATAAGCATGGTAAACCGCTGGCACTGTACAGCGATAAAGCCGGTGTTTTTCGTGTTAACAATAAACACGCCACAGGCGGAGACGGGCATACTCAGTTTGGGCGAGCCATGCATGAACTGAACATCCAGACTATCTGTGCAGAAACCAGTCCCGCCAAAGGGCGTGTAGAACGAGCTCACCTCACTTTACAGGATCGTCTGGTCAAAGAGCTGCGGTTACAGGGCATTTGTTCAATGGAGGCTGCAAATGACTTCGCTGAGGCCTATATGGCTGACTATAACCGCCGTTTTGGCAAAGTACCGCGACATGATTTTGACGTACACCGTGCTGTAGAACATGATGAGGACCTGGGGCTTATTTTCACTGTTCGTGAAAAACGTAAAGTCTCAAAATCGTTGACGATACAATATGATAAAATGTTGTACCTGATTGAAGACAGCGAACTGAGTCGCCGTGCAATAGGTAAATATATCGATGTGTATCACTATCCTGATGGCAGAAAAGAGCTGCGCCTGAACGGTACGCTACTTCCCTACTCTACCTACGACCGACTGTCAGAAATCGACCAGGGCGCGATTGTCGATAACAAGCGTCTTGGCCGAACCCTGGAGTTTATCAGTCTGGTGCAGAGCAAGCGGGATAACACGCGCTCTCAGTCAATTCCCGCTGGAGATGGCCCTTCCCGACGACGGCCAAAGCAGGAAGGGAAGAAATCCCAGCGCTCACTGGATAATGATGACATGCTCGAAGCACTCAAACAGCTTCAGTCACGTTCAGAGGACATTTTTGGTAAAAGAGCCCGCTGATGGTACTCACTGGCCGGACAGTGGTTGCTCACCAGTTGATATTGTCCGGCCAGACCCATGATGTATTATTCATTTCGTTCAGCATCTTTATGTCCTGCTTTTCACGGGCATACTTACCCCATAATGAATGAAAAGAACGAACAATACTGATTAACTGCTTTTTTCTTTGCTCCGGAGATAGGCTGATAAAATAGCAGCACCTGCTGTCAATATTATCCTCAATGAAATTAAAATCAGAGTCTGATGCATATTTTACTGTTAGCATAATATCATTCGACGTTGTTCTCTCAGACTCTGTTAATGCTGATTCTATCAGGTATTCAAAGGCATACATGACAGACAGCTGGTTTTTGTCTGTCTGAATATAACCCATTGAGTTTCTGAGTATTGAGGACTGTACCAGGACCAGAGGCCATAAAAGCTCAACACCATAAAGCTTATATGTATCATGTTGATCATACTGATGTTGCTCAACACGACGATTACCTTCCCGTGCTTTACGAATATCATAGGCAAGGGATAACATAAATCCGTCTTTAACTTTAATCAGTGGGCTTTCATCCACGATGTAATGAATGAGTTCATGTAATTCATTCAGGGCTTCTGAATCTCCCCACAGTATAAAACCTGCATTGTTCGGCGTTAACTCGTATCGAAGCATGGGCTCAATCATCCTGTTGTTTCAGTCGGAGGAAAGTCTATCAGTAAAGAGAATGAGAGATCAAAGTGGTCATTTTAATTGAGCTGGATAACGGACATTTCAATTGAGCCTTGACAAGCGATGTAATGGCACTCGTTAACGATTTAGCGTGAAGGGTTTATTTGTTGCGGTTTACTGGCGGGAAAGAGGGAAAACGGACTGCATAAATCGTGCATAAAACAGGGCGCTTTTTGCATAGCGTTTTTAACCGATAAACGCCTTGTTTTTGCAAGTTTTCATGGTGCCAGACGCTTCGATCGCCAGGCGTAAACGAATCGCCGTGATGTTACCTGCGCTGGCAGCTCGGAGCGTGGGCGCTGCGTGACGTAACACCAGAAATCTATCAGCGCTTCGCCCGTGTGGTGGTTCGGTGCCGCGCCCTGCTTCCAGCCGATGATAGCAGACTTCGACACGTCCAGCTCTCTGGCAATCTCCTGCAGGGGAATGCCGCTGCGCGTGATGTCGTTAATCACCCGGAACCAGTCTGTTTTGAACGTTGCGACAACAGGCATAGGTCACCCCCCAAAACGCGCGCACGCGCGAGCATAGAGAGCGATTTTAGTGAGCTTCTGGCACTCGTTAATCGCCGTGGTGGAATCAAATCGTGTTTGCATATCGCTACCCGCAATAAATTACATGTTCAGGGTGGAACCACCTGCCCCCACCTGGAACCACCTTTTTCTAACCTTTCCCCAAATCGACTTATATATATATATGGGGTTGTTAGTAATAAGGTGGTTCCAGTGGTTCCAGTGGTTCCGAGCCGCTAACCGCAGGGGTCAGAAAGTGGAACCACCTACGCTATTAGGTGGTTCCAGGTGGTTCCAAAGGTTCCCAAACTTTACTTTTCTTACCGTCAATTCGCCTTTGGGCGCGCTTATATCCGCAATTTTGCAAAACATTGCTGATTCGCATTTCTTCACGTTTTCCGATATGGCCTGGATTTAAGCCAATCGCGTCGCGCAGAACGTCGCTAGCACGTAAAAATTCGCAGTTTCGCGGAATGTCGTTAGTCATCAGGTCAGGTGTGTCGAGCCATTTCTCTACCGTCTCGAGCCACGCGTCCTTGATGGTGTACCGTTCGTGGACACTCGCACCGAGCCGCTCAGCGTCGCGGAACTGGATGCCACCGAGGCGCTTAAACGTCTCGCGGGCTTCCGCCCACAGCAGCAGCAAATCGCGCTTAATGGCCCGCACATCAACGCTGGAGACTTCGACAGGCAACCAACGACGGTTACCGGTCTTGTCGGCGAGGAATTCGTCCTCGTTGGTGGTACCGACGAACACCAGGCGACGCGGGAACTGGGTAGCGAACTCCCGGTATTTAGGGATCCAGTTCTCATGTGTGCGCGTCACGAATGCCTTGATGCTTTCCAGTTCTTTGGTATTGAGGCCGCGCAGCTCGCCAATCTCCGCCACCAGACGCCCGCGCATCTTGCGTGCGAGGTCATCGTCTTTCTCAGCGAAAGAGATCTCGGTGAAGAATGCCGGGTCGGGGCTGAGCGCTTCCACGCCGGAGGATTTACCGCAACCCTGGGGACCGACGAGGATCGGCACCATATCGGCTTTAACGCCGGGCTCCAGCACCCTGCCCGCCAGCGCGGTCCACATGTACATGGACACCGCGCGGGTGTATGGCGTGTCGGCGGTACCGAAGTGCGTATGGTAGAAAGTTTCGATGCGCGGTACGCCGTCCCACTCCAGCCCGTTCAGCCAGGTTGTCGCCGAGTCGAAAGGCTGTTCGTCAGCGGCCAGCAGCACCACGTCGCGGATGAGCTCGCGCCCCACGGGTTTAAAGCCGCGCTTTTCCATCGTGATGCGCAGGCGCGCATAGTCCGCATCAGTAAACGCCTGCCACTGGCCGGAGCCCGCCTGGGCGAACATGATTTCGTCGCGGAACTGGTCAAAGCGAATATCGATGTCAACAAAGTCAGGACGTACAACGGCTTTGGCCGCGTTGCTGATGGTGGCCTCGATGCGGCCCCATTTGTCACGCTCGAACGCCGGCAGCGGTAATGGCTCGGCCACTTCGGTGCTGGTCAGGTCTTCGAAATCGTCGTTGCGGATCCCGATGGCATTAAGGAAATCGCCGTCGTCGCGGTGCGCGCAGCTGGCGTGCAGGCACTTAAAATGCCCCTGCTCAAAGCCCGCGGTACCGCCCGGGAAGTAAACCGTGCTCGTCGGGTCACCGCCGGTGCTGTGGCCGTCCTCAAACGGGCAGCGGATGTATCGCTCGCCGTTCGCGCCATCCAGCAGCGTCCAGCCATTGGCGTCGAGATATTCGGCTGTATCGTCCGTGGCGCCGGGCGTGAAGGTTGAGCGGTCGCGCATCTTCGTGCTGCCCGCTTCGGTGGTGACCGACACTGGGAGCTGATCCGCCAGGCGCTGCCACAGCGTTTCTAGCTGGTCAGCAGTAATGGCTGGGGGCTCGTCCGGCAGACCGCCGTCCCATTCAATACGCGCGCCGCTGCTGTGCGTACCACAGGCAACGAACTGTTGGCCGTTGGCCAGCAGCTCGATAATCCCCATATCGCCCGCCAGACGGTGGATGCGCTTACGGAAATCACCCTCTACAGCCAGCAGATACAGGCATTTGTTACTGTTGGCGCGCCAGCGACGCGGCGGCAGCTCGCCCAGCAGCTGCACCAGCGTTTTGCGAATATCGGCCTGAATATCTTCGTCTTCGCTGTCGCAATCCAGCGCCAGCCAGCCATGACCTGTACGCACGCAGATACCGTAATCTGGTTCGTTCGACCAGCGGGCAAAGTCACGCTCAGTAACGACATGCTCGGTCCAGTCCTTGATCCCGGTAGCCATGCGGTCGCGGTTATACAGGCTTGGCGTTTTGCCAAGCATTTTGAGTTTGCTATTCGGGGATATGGTCGCGCCCGGATTGCACACGACCGGGAGCAGCTGGGCAGTACGCCCCAGCACCAGATCGAAGTGGAACCATTCGTCAGGCGTCGCCCCCCAGATCTTTTTCTCTGGCATGGGTTACGCCTTTTTATCGTTTTGTGAGCCGTGCAGAAGCCAGTTGGGGTCGCAATCAAGCGCAACGGAAATTTCAAGAAGGTAACGGGGGCGGGAGATAACACCGCTTTCGATCCTGTTTATAGCCTGCTGGCTAACCCCTGTTAGCTCAGCCAGCGTGACCTGTGTCATTTTGAGCTCTTTACGACGCTCTTTTAATCGGGTAGCCAGAGTCATAGTTATCACCTCATACAATTTTAGTGGTATTTAGCAACAACTAATGGTGTTTGTCAAATACAACAAAAATTGTATTTAATAGAAGGAGGTCATAATTTCAACTCATACAAGGTATTAAAAATGTCCCTCGCAGCACGCTTCAAAGCCCGCCGTCTCGAACTCGGAATGACACAAACAGAAGTCGCAAACTCTGCGGGAGTTAGCCAGCAATCAATTGAGTCTATAGAAAGCGGGCGCACCCGAAAGCCGCGTAACCTTCTCGATCTGGCTAAGGCACTAAAATGCAGCCCGGACTGGCTCTTGAACGGTAAAAACATAATGCCGCTCGCTGAAATCAGCACCAGAAGAATCCCTGTTTTGAGTTACGTACAAGCGGGTTGTCTCACTGAAGCAAGAGACGTTACTGACCTGACAGGAGAGCTTGAATATGTTCTGGCTGACGCAGACGTACCCGAAACATGCTTCGCTCTTCGCATCGATGGCGACAGCATGCAGCCAGAGTTTAAAGAAGGCGATATTGTTATCATCGATCCGGACTTGTGCCCTACCCCGGGAGAATTCGTGGTTGCCAAGAACGGCGGTCATGAGGCCACATTCAAAAAATATCGCCCGTTGGGAATAGGTGTTGATGACTTCGAACTGGTTCCGCTTAACCCAGACTATCCTGTTTTGCGCAGTGCTGACATGAAGTTACAGATCATTGGCGTCATGATTGAGCATCGTATTTACCGTCGTAAACGTTAAAACCCCGCCTCCGCTGGAGGGCTCTGCAGCCCTCCTCACACCTATCTTGTAAAATCTTACAAACTAAATTCATTTAAATATCAATAACGTGGTATTCCCACACCAATAAATACCACGTTTGTGGTTTACATAATACAACTCAAATTGTAGATTTAATCCCAGGAAGCAATATCGCTCTTTAACAAACAGAACCGCGTGACAGGTAAGCCGCTGTGCTCCTGGCAAAACGAAATGGCACCCGATGGGATCGAGGTAAGCGCCGAGTCCGTATGCGTACGGTAAGCGTAGAGGACCACACCGCGACGAGCTGATAAGTCACGCAAGTTGAAACGCCCCGATGATGGGGCGTGCAGTTCCCTTTGGGGTGTGGAAGTTTGGTAAGCGGTTAGCTGCCGCAGGTAAAAACGTCATGGCGCGCGCATTAACAGGGCATGAAGTCGCGGGTTCAACTCCCGCCCGCACCACCAAAGTGAACTGACCAACGCAGGAAAACACCATGATCACTGTTAAACGAGCAGAGTATCTGTCAGCGCTAACATGCGCTGGCGTGAAGGACGTCAGATATTATCTGAACGGCATCTTCTTCGACCCTGAGGGTTTCATCGTTGCTACCGATGGGCATCGCCTGTTCTGCGGGAAAGCAATAACTGAAGGTGAAAACGTCATCATAAGCGTGAAAGCAAAGCCACCCACAAAATTCGACCACGTTGTCATTAGTACCGAAAGTCGCAGCGCTACGTTCATTGATGATAAAGCGCAGGAGGTATTGATCTCCCCGATTGAAATTATCGATGGCCGCTTCCCAGACTGGCGTCGGGTATCGCATTTCAAACCTGGTAAAGTCGAAGCAATCGGTATTCATATGCCCTACCTCGCAGACGCGGCAAGGTGCTCAAAGTATTTCGATAAAAAAGCGAATGCCGTTCTCGAAATGCAGGACTCGGCAAGTGCAACGCGTTTTAGATTAGGCCAGGACGCTTACATGTTAATTATGCCCGTCCGAATGTAATACCCCATCCCCTGAATCATCCATTGCTGTGTGTAGTCTTTGCCCGCCTCCCATGACGGGCTTTTTTATGCCTGAAAGCGCATTCAGTGCAGTGCGCTCTCAGACATGAAAAGGAGCACCACCGATGAAACCTGAACACCTCCACCGGCTGACGGGGCGCGACGTGCTCCATTATCGCCGCAAACAATTCGACATCTTCACCGGTCTGGCCCTCGCTACTGCGTTCGGCCTGGCTATTACCTTCATTCTCCTTGTAGCGAGGACCGCAGTATGAGCTTAGAAACAAATCTGGAACTTAATAACCAGCTGGTAACCCGTAACAACGAACTGCTGGAACGCCTTATCACTGCGCTGGCCTCCGGCGTGGCTCTCCGTCCGGACACAGTGGCGCAGGTGCAGGAATACCGCGAAACGGTACCGGAGACAGGAGGCGGTTCTCCTACTCTGGATGATCTGACATTCAGCGACGTAATTGCGTTGGCCGGATTCTATCCCGAACCACAGGCCATCAGTCTGACCATGTTGCAGCGCGCGATCGATTACCGCGACGCCGAAGGCGATAAGCGCGTTGTGCAGATCGACGCGCTGGACAGCGCTCTGCAGGGTGTTAAACGCGCTGGGCATTTGAATAAGCCAGCGTTACTTGACCTGTCGCGTAACATCCTGCGCTTCTGGGATGATTTACCGACCATCGCAGCACGCCGTGAGTTTGCCGAGCGTTTACTTGACGCACCAGCCGACGGGCGCCATGAAGTGAAGCCGAAGAAGGCAGACAGCAAAGACGAAGAACGCACAGGGCCGTTCTACTGCAAGAACGTTGATGGCTCCGCCGCCAGCGAGCTACACACCTTACGCAAGCTGAACGAACTGCTTAAAAAGGGCCATATCGAAATCACCAAAGTTGAATACCTCCAGCTGCAGGAAGATTTTGCGCGTAAAAACGCGGCAAAAGGCGGTACCGAAACGGTTGATGACGCCGGGGGTAATGTTGGCGAACAGACCGATTTTGCAGCGCTGCGTAAAAAGGCTGAAGGGTTGATCCTCCAACTGGCGAAAGGTGGTTACCGTGCCGAAGCAGTGGCGATTCTGGAAAAACAGGGTGCCAAAAAACTCGGCGAAGTTGCTGACGAGAACCTCGCAGATGTAATCGCTCAGGCTGAAAAAGCGCTGGAGGGTTAATTATGCCAGACGTTCATGCACGACTTTCCCCGTCATCAGCGCATCGGTGGATGCGCTGCCCCGGCAGTCTGGCGCTGGAAGCCACTCAGCCAGACAAAAAAACGTCCTTTGCTTTCGAAGGCACTGCAGCGCATGCACTTGCCGAAAAGGTGCTGCGCAACCGCCAGAGTCACCCGGAGCACTATGCAGGTTGCAACGTCGCGATGTTCCTCGGCTCCTATCCTCTTGCTGAGCACCCGGATGATACCTCCGGCCCGCAGGTAGATGAGGAAATGGTCGAAGCCGTTGGCCGCTACGTCGACACTATCTGGGCGCTGTCGCAGGGCAATGAGCTGCTGGTCGAGCAGCGTGTCGACTTCTCCCATATAGTGGGCGTAGAAGAGTCCTTTGGTACCGCCGACGGCGTTATCATCGCGGGTAACGAGCTGCAGATCCACGACCTGAAATACGGTAAGGGTGTGCGCGTCGATGCCGAGCAGAACGAGCAGCTGCAGCTGTATGCCCTGGGCGCGCTCGAACAGTTCAGCATGCTGTACGACTTCGAGACGGTGCGTCTGTTCATCCACCAGCCGCGGCTTAACCACGTTTCGGAATGGGCGCTGACGGTGGAAGAACTCCAGGCGTTCGGCGAACGGGCACAGGAAGCGGCTGCCAGTGTGATCGTGATGTTCAACATCGCGGACTGCGAAGGCGTCGAAACCCTGCCGCTGGAAAACTTCACCCCCGGTGAAAAACAGTGCCGATTCTGTAAAGCCAGTGCCATTTGTACCGCGCGGGGGCAGCTGCACTTCGACACTATCGCTGGCGATTTTGTCGACCTGACACAACCTACGGGCGAGCAGCTGGCGGAAGCAGTTAAGCGTGTGCCACTTCTGACCGTTGAACAGCTGGCGGAGGTATATAGTCAGGCCGATTTTATCGAATCGTGGCTAAAGGCTGTGCGTGACCGGGTGAACAGTGAACTGAACGCCGGGCATCCGGTACCGGGCTTTAAACTGGTTACTGGCAAACAGGGTAATCGTGCCTGGAGTGATGAAGAAGCCGCCCGCGCGCTGCTGAAAGACCAGTTCCGCTACAAAATGGAAGAGGTCTTCGACTTCAAGCTGATCAGCCCGACCAAAGCCGAAAAGCTGATCAAAAAGGCCAGCCCTCGCCGCTGGCCGAAAGTCGAAGCGCTGATCACCCGCGCTGACGGTAAGCCCACTGTCGCCCCCGAATCCGACCCGCGCCCTGCGCTCAATATCAACCCTGTTAACGATTTCGACGACGTGTCCGACGACGCGCTCGCCGCAGACCTCATCTGATTAAGGAAATACCCATGAAAATTAAACTGAATGGCGTACGTCATGCATTTTGTAATCTGTTTGAAGCCACTGACTTCAAAGGAGACGGAAACTTTAAATTCCGTGACACCTTCCTGATCCCTAAAAACAGTGAGCTTGATAAGCAAATCTGGGCGGCTGTTCGTAAAGTTGCAAAAGATGCCTGGGGCGATAAGTACGAAAAAATCCTGGAGTCTATCAAACATATCCCGAACCGCGCCGGTTATCGCGACGGTGACACTAAATCCGAGTATGAAGGCTTTGAAGGCCACATGTTCTTAGCGGCATCAAACAAAGCCAGACCTTTGGTCATTGACCGCGACCGTTCCCCTCTGGTTGCTGCTGACGGACGACCTTATTCCGGCTGTTTCGTCAATGCGACGGTGACCGTGTACGCGTATGACAACAAAGGAAAAGGCATTGGCTTCTCTCTCGGTGGCGTGCAGTTCTTCAAAGATGGCGATGCATTTAGCGGCGGCGGTGTGGCAACTACCGACGACTTCGACGACATCAGCGAAGGCGCAGATGCCGACCAATTGATTTAACCCCCTTACCACCCGGCCAAGTGCCGGGTGTTTTGCAAAGAGCATCCCTTTTCGCAAAGCACCCGCGAGGATTGAGTATGGAAAAGTTATGGATTGACCTCGAAACCTTCAGCGAGGTGCCTATTAACAACGGCACCCATGCCTATGCTGAAAAGGTTGAGGTGATGCTGATGGCCTGGGCTATTGACGATGGTCCTGTCAGCGTATGGGATTTAACGACGGGCATTGTAATGCCACCGATGTTGTATCAGGCTCTGGCCGATCCGTCGATGGAGGTGTGGGCGCACAACTCACATTTCGACCGTACGGTTATGCGGCATGACCACCCGGAGCTGGCCCCGGATATAACGCGCTGGCGCGACACGATGGTGCAGGCACTGGCGCACGGCCTCCCCGGCGCGCTGGGAGCACTCTGCGAGGTGCTCGGCGTCCCGCAGGACAAGGCGAAGGACAAAGAAGGTAAGGCGCTGATCCAGCTGTTCTGTAAGCCACGTCCGAAGAACAGCAAACTGCGCCGCGCCACCAGCAAAACCCATCCGGAAGAATGGCGACGCTTTGTTGCTTACGCTGGCCTTGATATCGAGGCCATGCGCGAAGTACATAAGCGCCTGCCGAAGTGGAATTATAAGGGCGCGGAGCTGGCTCTATGGCATCGTGACCAGCAGATCAACGACCGCGGCGTCTGCATGGATGTGCAGCTCGCGCAGGCAGCGATCGAGGCGGTAGACCTCGAGCAAAAACGCCTGGCGAAACGCACGCAGGTGATGACCGACGGCGAAGTACAGGCGGCCACGCAGCGCGATGCGCTGATTAAGCACATTGTTGAATCGTACGGTGTGGAGCTGCCGGACATGCAGCGCAGCACGCTGGAGCGCCGTATGGCGGATCCTGATTTGCCGTCTGCGGTGAAAGAGCTGCTGGCTATCCGCCTGCAGGCCAGCACCACCAGCACCAGTAAGTACAAATCGCTGATGAAGGGCGTGAGCAGTGACGGTCGTCTGCGCGGCACGCTGCAGTTCTGCGGAGCATCGCGAACCGGGCGCTGGGCCGGGCGGTTGTTCCAGCCCCAGAACCTGCCCCGCCCTTCTCTTGAGCAGGACCAGATAGACGAGGGCATCGAGGCGCTGAAAGCCGGATGCGCCGATCTGCTGTTCGATAACATCATGGAGCTGACCAGCTCGGCGCTGCGCGGCTGCATCATGGCCCCTGCGGGCAAAAAGCTGGTGGTTAGCGACCTGTCGAATATCGAGGGGCGGAAACTGGCCTGGCTTGCCGGCGAGCAGTGGAAACTGGACGCGTTCCGGGAATACGACGAGGGGACCGGGCCGGACCTGTATAAACTGGCCTACGCCCGCGCCTTCAATATCTCCCCGGACGATGTTGATAAATACCAGCGTCAGATCGGCAAGGTGATGGAGCTGGGCCTCGGCTTTGGCGGTGGCGTTGCAGCGTTCCTGACCTTCGCCCTGGTCTACGGCCTCGACCTCGACGAACTGGCGAATGCCGCGCTGCCGAACATCCCCCGCGATGTCATCCGCGAGGCAAAAAGCTGGTACGAAGAATCGGTGAAGCGTAAGGCGACCTACGGCCTGTCCGAGCGTGTATTCATCGCGTGTGACTCGCTCAAGCGCCTGTGGCGCCGGGCGCATCCCGCGACTTGCGATTTCTGGTACGAGCTCGAGCGCACCGTCCGCGCCGCAATAGCCACACCGCAAAAAACACTGTACTGCGGTTATCTGAAAGTCCGCCGTGATGGTGCATGGCTGCGCATCCAACTGCCGTCCGGGCGCGCACTGTGCTACCCGTCCCCGTCCATCGAGAAGGGAAATATCACCTATCAGGGTGTTAATTCCTACTCGCGCAAATGGCAGCGGCTCAAAACCTACGGCGGGAAGCTGGTGGAAAACGTCACCCAGGCAGCCGCCCGCGATGTTCTGGCCGGAAACATGCCGCTGATCGAGGATGCCGGTTACAGCATCGTGCTGACGGTACACGATGAGGTGATCACCGAAGCGCCGGACACAGACGATTTCAACGATAAAGCGCTCTCCGCGCTGCTCTCCACTAACCCCGAATGGGCGCCCGATATTCCGCTGAACGCTGGCGGCTTTGAGGCGTACCACTACCGTAAGGATTAATCGCTATGGCTGTAATCAAAACGCATACCGGAACGGTTATTACCCGCACCGGTGAAAAGCAGGTGCAACTGCATCAAAACCCCACAACGTGGGTGGCTGGCCCAAAAGAGTATTACTACAAAGATACTGGCCGCCGCGGTGGTGCCGTCGGTGTCCGTACTCGTCTGGTGCTCAGCAGCATCCGTCCGATCGCAAAGGTGGAGGACCAACAGCAATGACTCAGGGCAATATCCAAAACTTAGCCATCATCGTGCTGGTAAACGGCGGCACTAAGCAGGTCTTTTTGACCAAAGAGCAAAAGCAGCTTTTTGCAAAGCTCACCCTGGGCGCACTGAGCGACAGGCCAATCACCATGATGCCTATCGACGATATGATCCAGTTGCAGTCTGACACCGACGCGTTCTCATCCTGAGGTAACCCCTATGTCATTTAAATATCGGGACAGTCCGCTTTATTACCGGACTGCGCGGGAGGCTTTGCGCCTTGAGCAGTCCGGCGAGTATGACCGGGCGGCAAAAGTCTGGGCCAAAGCCAATCGCGAATCACGTAACGAACTGAATCAGGACTGGAGCGAACGCCGGTCTGATTTTTGCCTGATGCAGAACATGCGCGAAAAGCGTAAGGCGGTGGACAATGCCTAACATCGACAATAAGGGGTGGGGTTTTCCCGCTCTGTCGAAAAAAGCGCATTTCTTTAATTCGGGGAAAGCCATATCACTATGCGGTAAATGGATGTTCACCGGCATCAGGATTGATGAATGGCATGAACACCCTGAGAACTGCGCTACCTGCATGAAGAAACGCAAAAAGCAGGAAGGTGAAAAATAATGGCCTACGAACGCGAAAGTCTTATCGAAAAGCACCTCGTCGCAGAAGTGAAAAAGGCTGGCGGGGTCGCCTTTAAGTTCGTATCGCCCGGTCGCCGTTCGGTACCGGATCGTATTGTTCTTCTACCGGGCGGCCGCCTCGTTTTCGTTGAATGCAAAGCGCCCGGCAAACCACCACGCGCCGACCAGCTGCGCGAGCACGAAAGGCTGCGCGCGCTGGGCTTTACCGTGGTGGTACTCGATAGCAAAAATCTGGAGGGGATTATTTAAATTGTACAAACAGCTCGATATAGATCTTGAGTTATTTGGGTATAAATAATTTTCCCATTCTTTCGATAAACTTTAGCAATAAAGCGAGTCCAGTCATTTCCGGCAGCTGTAATCAAGCGTGCTGTATTTGGATCATGAATTACGGTGGATGGAGGTAATTCAAACCCTGTAAGCAATTTCGGCTTTATTGTTGGCAACTCATAAAATTTAGGATTGGTTTCATCAACCTCATTCGCGTCGACTTCATATTCGATGGTACCGCCATTAGCGAAGAAGTCGTCTGGCGTTAGATTTTGAGTAATTAGTTTCATTTAGCTACGTCCTTTTAAAGTGGAAAGGCATTATGACAAAAGCTTTTAAGCCACGCCCCTACCAGAATCACATCATCAATCACGAAATCGACATTAACCGCTGCAACATCTGGGCAGGCATGGGTATGGGCAAAACGGTAGCGACGCTCACCACGCTGGAAGATCTCTTCATGGCGGGCGCAGAGACTCAGCCCGCGCTGGTTCTCGCGCCGCTGCGCGTGGCTGCCAGTACCTGGCCGGATGAAGCAGTGAAGTGGGGGCATCTGCGTAATATTGAGGTGCAACCGATTGTCGGTAATGCCAAAGCGCGCGCCGCGGCGCTGGCGAACAGCAACGCGAGCGTGTTCACCATCAACTACGACAATCTGGTCTGGCTGGTGGAAGAACTGGGCGGGCGCTGGCCATTCGGTACCGTCATTCCCGACGAGAGTACCCGACTGAAATCCTTCCGGCTACGCGGGGGCGGTAAACGCGCGGCGGCGCTGGGCAAAGTGGCGCATAAGCACGTCCGGCGCTGGATGAATCTCACCGGTACGCCAGCGCCGAACGGCCTGGTGGATTTGTGGGGGCAGGCGTGGTTTGTGGACCAGGGGCAGCGCCTAGGGCGCACCTACGGCGCGTTTACCTCCCGCTGGTTCAACTCAATACAGTTTCCGGGGCAGAGCTGGACGAAGCTGGAGCCGTTTGCACACTCGCAAGACGAGATACAGCGGGCGCTGGCCGACGTCACTATCTCACTGGACGCCGCCGACTGGTTCGATATCAAAGACCCCATCCATAACGTGATCCGCGTGGACATGCCACCGAAGGCCCGCCAGCAGTATCGCGAAATGGAAAAAGAAATGTTCCTCGAACTGAACGGCGAAGGCATCGAAGCGCCGAACGCCGCGGCAAAGACGGTGAAGTGTCTGCAAATCGCCAGCGGCGCGGTGTATACCGACGACGCCGGGAGCTGGTCCGAACTGCACGACGCGAAGCTGCAGGCGCTGGACAGTATTCTCACCGAAGCAGCTGGCGCACCGGTGCTGGTGGCCTACCACTGGAAACACGACCTTGAGCGTCTGCTTAAAGCGTTTCCACGAGGTCGCCACCTCGACCAGGATCCGCAGACCCTTCGCGACTGGAACGCCGGAAAAATATCGGTCCTGTTCGCGCATCCGGCCAGCGCAGGCCACGGCCTGAACATGCAGGACGGCGGCAACATACTGGTGTTTTTCTCGCACTGGTGGGATCTGGAGCAGTACCAGCAAATTATCGAACGCATCGGGCCAACCCGGCAGATTCAGGCCGGACACAACCGCCCGGTGTTTATTCACCACATTATCGCTGCCGACACTATGGACGAAATGGTAATGGAGCGGCGCAACTCAAAACGAACAGTGCAGGACATCCTGCTCGATGCCATGAAAAAGAGAGGTATAGCATGACACCGGTTATCTCTGACACTGACCTGATTAACATCAAAGAGGTTGAGCGCTCTGTTGGCCTGAAAAAATCCAGCATTTATGAGCGCATCAGTAATAACGAGTTTCCGAAGCCTAAGAAGCTCGGGAGCCGAACCTCCCGCTGGGTACGCGGCGAGGTCGAAGAGTGGAAAAAACAGTTTCTTTAAATCAAACGCAGCTGGTCAATATAATCCGCATACCACTGCATCATTTCCCGACGCCCTTCCATATACAGGGCATGGTTATAAACCCCGCGTATATTGTTCTTGTCCACGTGAGCGATCTGGAGTTCAACCCAATCAGAGTTGAATCCTTTATCGTTCAGGATTGTGCTGAACGTATGCCGGAAGCCATGCCCTACTACCCTCCCCTTATATCCCAGCGTGTGGATCATCCTGTTTATTGTGTTCTCGCTCATGACCTTTGACGGGTCATTCCTGCCGGGGAACATATTCACGTATCGACCTGTCAGACCGTGCAACACCTTCAGCAAGACAACAAGCTGATCGGAAAGCGGAACCAGGTGCGGGCGGTCCATCTTCATAAATTCGGCGGGTATCTCCCACAGCCGATTATTGAAATCTACCCATTCCCATTTTGAATGCCGCAGTTCGTAGGTACGCAGCCCCGCCAGCATCATGATCTGCAACCCCAGCCGGGGCAGCGGGCTCCCCTTGTAACTCTCAAGTGCCGCGAGAAAATCGGGCAGTTCTTCAGCCGTCAGGAACGGGAAGGACTCTCCTTTATGCCCGGTCATTGCGCTGTTCAGTTCGCTGACGGGGTTATACTTCGCGCGCCCGGTCGCAACTGCATAGCTGAATACTTCACCGCACCACCGGCGCGTTTTGGCCGCTTTCTCGGTTGCGCCGCGATTCTCAATTTTGCGCAGTGCCGCCAGCATCTGAACCGGTTCGATTTCAGCAACCGGCAGCTTACCCACAGCAGGGAAAATATCTTTGTTGAACGCCTCGAGAATGTCAGAGGCATAGCCAGGCGACCAGCGCGGCTTCTTGAATTCGTGCCATTCTGCGGCAATCTCTTTAAACGTGATCGTCTTTGCTGCGGCAGCCGCAACGTGGCTTTTGACCTTCACAGGATCAATACCCGCCGCAACGTTCCGCCGGGCCTCATCTCGCTTTTCGCGTGCGGCCGCCAGCGAAACAGCCGGGTACACACCGAGCGCCAGCATCTTTTCTTTACCGGCGAAGGTATAGCGATAGCGCCAGTATTTCGCCCCGCTGGTTTTCACCAGCAAAATAAGCCCGTTGCCGTCTGGCAGCTTATAGTCTTTCTCGGCAGGCTTTGCCGTCTCGACCTGTCGCGCGTTTAGTTTCATAGGTACCCGCCTCAAACTCAGATACCCGATTATGTACCCGTTTTAAATTTGGATTGCAACGGTAAAAGGTGGATAACGGCGGACAAACAAAACAGCCAACACCGCGAAAAACAAGGAAAAATGGATGATTGAGGATGATACTGGATGAAATGATGGTGCCGATAATAGGAGTCGAACCTACGACCTTCGCATTACGAATGCGCTGCTCTACCAACTGAGCTATATCGGCCCTGAGAGGCCGGTTACGAGTGTAACCACGGGGCAAAAGGTTAGATCTAACCGGGTGATGCGTCAATGCCCTTTTGAATCAAACGGCTATTTTTGCATCACCCGTGATTATTTACGCACGAATTGTATCGTCACCGAAGCCGATCCACTTGTACGTGGTCAGAGCTTCGAGGCCCATCGGACCGCGCGCGTGCAGTTTCTGCGTGCTGACCGCCACTTCTGCGCCAAGTCCAAACTGGCCACCGTCGGTGAAGCGCGTTGAGGCGTTGACATACACCGCAGAGGAGTCCACTTCGTTCACGAAGCGATCGGCATTGCGCAGCGTACGCGTCAGGATCGCGTCAGAATGCTGGGTACCATGCTCACGGATGTGGGCAATCGCGTCATCGAGATCGCTAACAATCTTCACGTTCAGATCCAGCGACAGGAACTCGTCATCGTACTGCTCCGCTTTGACTGGCACTACCTTAGCCGGGCCATCCTGGAGCAGTGTGAGCGCATTGGCATCCGCGTGCAGCGTTACGCCGCTCTCCGCCATCTGTTTGCTCAGCGCCGGGAGGAAGGTATTTGCAATACCCTGATGCACCAGCAGCGTTTCCACAGTGTTACAGGTACTTGGACGCTGAGTTTTGGCGTTAACGATAATCTTCAGCGCCGGGGCAATCTCTGCGCTGTCATCGACAACGATATGGCATACGCCGATACCGCCTGTAATGACCGGAATAGTGGACTGTTCACGGCACAGCTTGTGCAGACCTGCGCCACCGCGTGGGATTAACATGTCGATATATTTATCCATGCGCAGCATTTCGTTGACCAGCGCACGGTCTGGGCTCTCGATCGCCTGCACGGCTCCCGCCGGTAAACCACACTCTTCCAGCGCCTGCTGAATGACGTTTACCGTCGCGGCGTTGGTGCGCCAGGTCTCTTTTCCGCCGCGCAGAATGGCAGCGTTACCGGTTTTCAGGCACAGGGAGGCGACGTCAACCGTCACGTTTGGACGGGCTTCATAAATCACACCGATGACGCCGAGCGGCACGCGGCGACGCTCCAGACGCAAACCGCTGTCAAGCAGCCCACCGTCAATCACCTGCCCTACCGGGTCAGCCAGATTACAAACCTGACGGACATCATCAGCGATGCCTTTCAGGCGCGCCGGCGTCAGCGCCAGGCGGTCGAGCATCGCTTCGCTCAGGCCGTTTTCACGCGCCTCAGCTAAATCTTGTTCGTTGGCTCGCAGGATCTCAGCGGATTGCGATTCCAGATAATCAGCGATTTTTTCCAGCACGCGGTTTTTCTCACGGCTGGAAAGGAGCGCCAGTTTGTAAGAGGCGGCCTTCGCGGCTGCGCCCATTTGTTCCAGCAT